AAACTGAGCTCTTCTTTCAGTTCGACGGCTTCAAATAAACTGCTCGCTACGGTCATTTTGGTAAATTCCTATATTCTGTTAGTGTAAAATCGTATCTTGACCAGGCCGGTGAACCGGTCCCCGTCGTTGCCTTCTGTGTTAAATTCCGGCGTCTCGTTGATGATGCAAGTCACCGTGTCTTTTGTATGCGATGTGCCCAGGGTAAAGGCTGTTTTAATCAACTCGGCCCGTGCAGTTATCGCATTGGCCCCGGCGCTTTGCGGATACATCAGCCGGACGTATAAATAGCCGTTGTAAATCGTTTCTCGACAACTGCCGACCGGCGGCTCTGGAATCGCTTTTAAATACACAATCTGATACGGCGTACCGGCAACCGGCGTGTATTTTGTGTTTTCCCAAACTGAAGCCAATGCGGGGGTCATGCCGTTAAGCGTGTTTTCTAAAGCAGCCCGGATTTTTATTAAACTCATGGGTTAATTAACCTGGCTTGCTCGTTGGCTATGCGTTGCCAGTTCAGGACCGTTAATGCAACCATCCCGTTGGGAGCTTGACGACTCCAGCCGTTCTCCAAATCCTGTGCATACGGTAAGTTGTTTGTGATGTAATGCACATTGCCAGCGTTATAAATCTGTGATGCTCCGGCTAATATCCTGTCTCTTGACACCTGGCCGCTGGCGTCAATATTCGGCAAATCACCCAATGGCCTTACTGATAACCCGTATTGCCAATTGGCCCGAAAACGCCCACCAACATAGCCCGGCGGAACTGGTGTGCTCGGCGCCCAATTCGACGGATCACCGACAGGGGAGCGAATAACCAACTCTTCACCAGCCCCAATTAATATGCCGCGCTCAAGCTTTCTTAGATTGTTTTGAAGCTCACGACCGAAAGCGGCTAGATCAACTGAGAAGCTCATGCGCCGGCCCTCACATTACAAATCCACATCACCCGCGTTGCTGCCGGTTTAATCTCATTCAGCCCAACAACGATATAAACCGTGTTATTTACCGTCACTGTGTCATCGGTCTTAACCGTAGCACTTGCATCAAGCAGCAACTTTTTATCGCCCTGCATGATCATCGTGCCGTCTACGTCCTGCGCTCTGTGTTGAGTCAGCAAACCTTTCGGCGTTGATGTTGCCGTTGTGGTTGCCTGGGTTCCCGTGTCGGGATCATAAGCGCCCGTTGTAATGCTTGTTACCGTGACCGATTGCCCATATTTGGTGAGCAATCGAAGCGCGGTAGCCTCGGCCCTGTCGTAAACGCCCATTAACGGACTATCGGCAGTTGCCCACCGCCGCCGCTAAGGTAGGGCTGTAGCATCAAATCCACCGCGCGGTATTGCGTGTAGGGCAGTGCATTGATGTCGTATTCAACCTCGATCACGTCGATCTTTTCGCGGGTAACAGCCGGTTCAAGATTGGTTATCAGGTCCCCGCTTTGTACTTCAATCGCAAGCTTTATGCAGGCGTTGATAACCTCGTTGGGTACGGTTGCGTCATCGACTAAATAGGGATAACTACCCACAGCGCCATAAACAAATGGTTCCAGATAAACCATTGAACGCGGCCAGTCTAGCGATTGAGTAGCCGTGTTCCTGTAGCCTTTCCACCGTGCCCGATACATTTGCAACATTGCATCAGTGGATTTAACTAACGATTGCTCGATGACGGCATCAGTAACGCCTGAGTAGCTAATACCTCTAGCGTCGCAATACGCCTTGTATTGCGCTACTGTGGCGTAGCTAACAGCGTTTGTTTTGCCTGTACCGTCCTCGACCTCAATCGTCATTTTTACTCAGGCTTCTTAGTGCCCTTAGCGGCCTTATCGACCACCAGTGCCTCTTCAACAACTTCGGCGGCCTTATCGACCATTGGCGGTTCGCTGAAATACTCATCCATAGCCAGACATTCACGCGCATCAACAGACTCTTTTTGATACGCTTGGCCTTTGCTGTCATAAATCGTTACAAAAGCCATTTTTAGTCACCATCTTTTGCAATAAAGGCGGCAAAGTTAATACCTGTCGCAATCGTTCCAGCAACTTCGGTATAAATCCGCACATATTGATAAATTGTACCGTTTTGCTCATTTCGGAATGGCACCACAAAACGCCCCGTTCCTGTATCTGCATCTGCCGGAGCAGTGGCATTCCCCATTTCGATCTGAGCAAGGCATACACTGCCGCTAGTCATAGCCGCAACGTTTGAACCTTCCAGGCAGATGAGGTAAATTTCATCTGTGCTTGCAACTTCAACAGCAGAAACGTCAATAACTAAATTGCCGTCAACAAAACCGGCACCCAAATCAACTATTGTTGCTTCGGTAGTGGTTGATGCGACTAACCCCGCTGCTTTTAAAGACAGCGAAGCATCATAAGTAAAATTTGAATATGTAGGCATAGTTATTCCTTACGCGGTTACAGCGGCGTCGCTGATAGAGTAAAGCCGGGTAACAGAACGGCCATGAAATGCAGCAATAGATGAGTACCATTCAATGCGGGTTCTTTCCACTGGGGCGGTTTGCAATTCGCCAAGATCACGAACATCCATTCCGCCGTTTTGCAGGCCGGTTAAACCCAGTGAGCCAACGCTTAAAACATAAATCGACGTTGCAGTTGCTGTTCCGCTTGTTGCCGCCTCGGTAAATGGCAGGATTGATGTTCCAGTTTCGTCAAGATCAACCGTTAGAATCGGCAAACCGTTGTACATCTCGATAGGCTTACCGAACATATCAACGCCCATTGATATAAAACCACCAACACTGGTATTTCTAACCGCTGCGGTTATACGGCGCTTCATCGCCTTGTTCATGACGATATGAGTCGGGTTAAAAGTTTGGTCGATAGCCTCGTCCAGTTTTGCCAACGATAACGGCGTACCGTTTGCTGTTGAACCGGCTGCAATCTTTTGGTTTCCGGTTACACGGACCTGTAAACCGTCAAACTCGCGCGGGTCGCTTAATGAGTCGCCCTTGAAAAACTTCTTTGTCCAAGCAAGGCCCAAAGAACGAACTTTCATGGAGGTTTGAACCGCTTTTTGTTCACGGCCTTGAGTTTGCAGAATGAAACGATCAATATCAATTTCACCGCCTGCAATAGTCAGTGTTTCAGTCAGTGGGTTTAGAATACCGACAGATGGGGTGTAGGATTCGTTTACGCCACGAAAACCAATAGATGGGAGAGTTTGCTCGCGGTTATAAGCCAGCGCATTTCCTTCAATAGATCGGAAAGGCAGGTAAGTTAAAATGTCCGAACTACCCGCATAAATCTCAATGATTGCGCGTTCAGCGTCGGTGCCGTTGTTAAGTTTTGCCGCTTCTAAAAGCGTTAATGCTGCCATAGTTCACCTGTGTTAATTACCCCGCCTTGCTTTCATAAGCCAGCGCTAAACGCTGATCCGGGGTTAAATGTGATAAATCTTGTTTTGACGGCTTGCCTCCGTTATTACCAGGAGCGCCTGCGCCAATATTTGCCGGTTTATGCCAGCGGCCAGTTGTATCTGTGTCGCTTAGCCATTCCAACGGTGAGTAAGCGCTTTTCCCGTCCTTTCCTAAAACTACTTGGCCGTCCTGAACTAATACCGCCTCGCCGTCGTCGGTTAACGAAAACTTGTTCCTGGCATGGAGCAAAATATCCTCCATGTAATCAGGGTTCAGTGATTTCACCTGCAACGCCGCGTTCATGATTTTTGATTCCAGAACTCTGGATTCAAACGCTTTCGAGCGTTGAAGCGCCTGTTCTTTTTCGGCCAGAATCGCGTCTAACTGCCTCTGGTGTTCGTTCTTCAACTTCTCGGTTCGCTTACTGAAAACCTCATCATGCTTGCCTTCGGCGAACAACTTTAGCTCTTCGTTTTGCTCAAACATTGACTTGATTTTCTTCAAGCCTTCGATGTCGCCCAACTCTGTTAAAGCGGCTTGTAATTCTTTCGCGGTTTGTTTTGCCGCTTTTGTTTCGCCAAGCAATTCGGCTTGTTTTTTCGTCAACGGCTCTACCGCTGACTTAATCGCCAAATCAAATTCGGCTTGTGCGTCCGCATTTGCGGCCAGCAATTCTGCTAAGGTCATCGTTTTACTCTTTTATGTGGAAGTCTCGGACTATGGCACGGCCATTAACGATAATGTTATATCGTTGCAGTAAAATTGATATGGATGATGTACAATGTTGCTGTATAAAAGCAGCAACTAGCGGGTATAATGAAAAGCGCAGAATTTACTAGAATGGCGTCCCTGTTGTGGGGGTCAGGATTTCACGGGAAAGCGGCAAAACATTTGGGAATCGACAGGAATACTGTCGGCAGGTATGTGAGAGGTAAAACTCGTCACGGGAAAATCGTAACGATCAAAGCTGAAACGGCTGACAAGTTGAGGGAGTTATTTGATGATCATCGAAAACACCAGTGACAGCAACCAACGCCGGATTTATGAATCTCGACCCGGCGTCTGGGCTATATTTATCCGGCACAGATTAACCGATAAAGGCGTTTTTCCTGAGCTATGGAGCTACTGGAGCTGGTTTGGCAACGCGCCAAGCGAGGCAGACGCTAGAGCTAAGCATGATGAAAAATTGAGGAACAAAAATGGAAGACAATAGCATTTCGATAAAAATTACAGACGAAAACGGGAGCGTTCTTTTTTTGGATGGAGTGCTATCTGTAGATATCCCTAAAATTAACGCTTTTGAATGCGGGCCAGCGCCCCAAATAGTTGGAAGCGGTAGTTGCAAAATTGTTATATCCGATGAGTCGCGTGAAAAACTGATGATTTCAATCGGTTGTAAGGTGATGGTTGAAGATGCGCTTATGCAACTGGCCGAAGTGTTCAAAACAGGCAACGAAAGCATAAAAATTCTTGCTGAAGAGCTAAAAAAGATTGCTGTTGAACGTGACAAGCAACGTGACAAGCCAAAACCAGCAAAACCCTATTGGCGGATAGGGGAGCGGTGGTAACTGTGGCTAAATACTCATACCCGTTATTGTCGTTTATTTCTGATGAAAACGAGCACGACTCAACACAGGCGCAGATGCTAATGCTTTCTATGCTAAAACACGAGATGACAAGAAACGGCATAGCTTTTTCAGAAAAAAGCGATCATGGCATTAGCCGCTTATTTGTTGACGAAACAAACATTAGGAAGCTTGTGTCAACGCTTTATAACAATACTGAAAAATTGGCAGGTGAAAGTAATGGATAGAATAAAAGCAGACGACCTGAGAGAAATTATTGAACAATTTCCTTGGCTAATAAATGACGCTCAGGCGCTTAAAGAAAGGATTCATCGAGAAGGTGGAATATCGGTTATCGATTTGCTATTGTGGCAAAAACAAGGCAACTTGGTGTCATCCATAAAAGAATATTACGCAGCCTTAGACCAACGCCAAAACGGCGACTCCGCACAGAATGAAGCATTTGAAAAAATACAAGAGCTACTCGGCGTTTATTGGGTTCCAGGTGCATCTAAGACACACAAAAGCCCGGACTAGCCGGGCCTTGTTATTTTTTACTGTTTAACAACTTGCCAACAACCCAGAAACATCAATCCCAACGCATTCACAAGCGCTCAGGTGTGACTTTACCAGAGTTTCATCATCAACCTGATTGCCGTATCTAGGCTTAGGAATAACCATCGCCTTTGTCACCGCCTCGGCCTTATCGTACTGCTTCCAAAACTCTTTTGGCGCTTTATTTTCGTCCTCCGGCAACCACTGGCGTTCTTTTCCAACCATTCTGTTTAACCGGTCCATGACAGCTTTGTTTGTCGGGTAAAAATGGATGGTGCCGATACCTGAATAATACCGGACGTCAAAATAGTCGGTTGATACCCGCTTGCCGTCCCTTAATTCATCAAAACGATTATCGAATAGATTGTGCAGCGATTGCTCACATTTCGCCTTACCCTCAAGCATAGCAAAAGTTTTGTCGAAGTCCTCAAGTTTCCTCATATCCCGATAGTCTAACCGACCTAAAAAACTATTAGTCGGGATAATAAACCGCGTCATCATAACCCTGAACGCCTGTTCTTTGTGTTTTTGGTTTGATTTCCAGCCCCGGTAATATGCCCTGTTTTCTGGCCGGTACTTAGTGATCTCGTCAAAGCAATCGAGCAGCATCTGTACATTCATTTCACCCTGGCTATTGACCAAGCCAAGGAGGAAGCCCCGGATATTCGACTCGGTGAAACTGAGCTTTGATATTGATTCAAAATCAGCGACCAGCTTTTCATAAGCTTTTGACGATAGGTATTTACTAAACTCCGTGGAGTTTAAAATATTGGTCCAGGCGCGTTTCTTCAAATCATCGTAGCCAGCGTTAAACCTCTCGGTTAATGACTCCGGCGATACGTTGACCTGAGCGGTTGCCTGATTAAGCGAATTCCCAAGCAGCGCTTTGTAATAATCGGCCTCCTCACCGGCGATTGATGCGCCCCTTAATGCGCTCACGGCAGCGTTGAACACAGCCACGGTGTTACTGATGGCGTTGCCCTTTATCGCCAACTCCTGCCGGTTTTCGTAATGCAGGCCGGCTGTCTTGTCGATCTCTAGTCCGTGGGTAAAATTGGCCTTAATGTCATTCTTTCGCTCAAGCCAAATTAGCGCCACCTCTACGCTAGTTTTGCGCAGCGTGTCGGGATCAGTAAAGGCCGACTCGATAAACTCAACCGACCCGTGGTCTTTAATCAACCCGCACAGAAATTGACGCGCTTTAGTGCATGGGTTCTTTATCGTTTCGGCGTTGACTATGGCGACAACTTCCCCGTTGAACAAAAGATTGTAAGCCTTGATGACGTGCTCAGCACCCTGGCTAAACGGTGGGTTAAGCAAGATGTGACTGTAAAGCGATGCGCCCTCAAACTGCATGAAATCAGCATCAATGACCGTCAACCCTTTAGCCCTGAGTATCGCCTGATTGTCGAAATCAAGCTCTATGCAATCGACTTTAGGCCAGTAATGCTTATTGCCGGTCAGGAATGGCTCTAACAGATGGCCCCGGCCTGCGCTTGGCTCCAGCAATCGGGTAATTCGCTTGTTTTTGAAAAGGCCCTTGGCCTTAAATGCAAGGGATGATGGGGTGGGGTAGAACTCTTTGTTTTTTTCGATCATAACTTTTACAACCTGCTATTGATCAACGACAACAAAATTTCAAACTTATCCACAAACCATCGCGGCTGTGTTTGATTTGGATTCTGTGGGCTGGTTTCGTTTTTTCCGTATTCCAAACCGTATGCCGTTATTGACCAGAAATGCTTAACCGTTTTCCCGGTTGATCGACGTTCCAACTTTTCAAGCAATCCCATTTCAAATAATATCTGATTTGCCCGGACTGCGGATAAATCGACGCCGTGTTGTTTCAATAAATCGCCCAATGCGCTGGTTAGCTTATCATCAGAATATGCCGGTAAAAAGCGCGTATCAACGCCTTTTAATTCACCAAGCTTGCTAAGCATTCTAATCTTGCTTGTATCGCTCATGCGTAGCATCCTGGCGGCTGTTTCGGCTATTTGCAGTTCAATCATTGGCAAAGCCATCTGATCAACAGGTTGTTGCTTAGCCGACTCAAGTTCAAGCCAACGCCTGTTTATCGCGTGACGTGCTTTAACGTCGTAACCGGTGATCAGCGTTAATGTATGCTCGCGGTCCAGGTGGACTTCTGACCAGTAACCGCGTTTATCAACAATAACGTTAATGCCTTGAATTTGTTCATGGTCAAAATCTTGACCATCTTTTAAGTCGTAAAGACCGATAAATATCTGGTCTTTAATGTCTTGGTGAACGTGTTTTTTCTGTTTGCCGGTCAACTTTGCAATTTCAGTTGATGACATGGTTTCGGTGGGGAGTGTTAACGAATTGCTTGAGGATGGCGCAAATGTATTCATAGTGATTCCTGTGTTTTCTTCTACAAAAATATCCCAAATGGGGAGAGTTAGGAGGGTAGAAACGGCCACAAGCGCCGCCCCAATTCTTACGATATTGGGACTCCTAACTCAGATTTGAACTATAAGGAATTTCCGTACAGTTTAAAACTGGTAGGCATAAAAAAACCGCTAGGCTTTCGGGTGCGGATTTCCGCTTGTGATGAGATTTCTACGTCTCTTAATAAAGCATAGCCCAACCCAAACGATATGTCAATTTATCGACGTGCCACAATAACAAATTCTCTCGTTGTTTTATATAGGGTTGATTACCTATACATTGATTTCAGGCTTTAAATTGTTTTTGTGATTAGAATCACGTTTTGTTTTCATTACCCTATTGACATTCTATATACAATGTATATAATAGAGCCATCAAAACAAGTAACTAACCAGGGGAACAAAATGATGATAATAAATTATGAAGGCCGCGACTTTGAAATAACAGGCCAA